CCGAAGCACCTGTCGAAGCGCAGAGCGGCGGTGTGGCGTGACGTGGCGCCGATGCTGCGACAGATCCAGGTGCTGACGGTGGCCGACACCATCGCGCTCGAGCTCCTGTGCGACGCCGTGGCTGACTACCGCCTGGCGCGCGAGAAGTGCGGCGACGACTTCGTGGCCATCAGCGCCAAGGGTAGCGAGATGCTGAGCCAGTGGCTCGTGGCCAAGCTCAGCGCGTCGAAGCGCGCCGAGTCGCTCATGTCGCGGTTTGGCATGGACCCGGCCAGCCGCTCCCGCGTGATGATCAACCCCCAAGGCGATCTGTTCGGCGACGGCGCCGGCCAGGCCGCCAAGGGTGCGGCACGGTTCTTCAGCGTGCCGGGAGGCCGGGCCAATGCCTGACGCCGCCGTGCTTGACGCGCCCGCGCCGGCGCGGCCCGCACGCAAGCGGGCCGCGCCGCGCCGCAAGGCTGCCGAGGCGCCGCCGATCGACCGCGCGCAAGACTTCGCGCAGCGCGTGCTGGCCGGCGAGATCATCGCCGGGCCGCACGTGCGCGCTTCCTGCGCCCGCCACCTGCGTGACCTGCAGCACGGCGCCGAGCGCGGCCTGCGCTACGAGCCCGACCGCGCCGCCTGGGCGTGCAGCTTCTTCGAGGAGGTGCTGTGCCTCAACGGCGGTGACTACGAGGGCCGGCCGTTCCTGCTGCAGCCGTGGCAGGCGTTCATCGTCTGCAGCCTGTTCGGCTGGCACCGGCTGGACACCGCCCGCAACGAGTGGGTGCGCCGCTTCCGCGTGGCCTACGTCGAGACCGGCAAGGGCAGCGGCAAATCGCCCCTGGCCGCCGGCGTTGGTCTGTACGGCCTGGTGGCCGATGGCGAGCAGCGCGCCGAGGTGTACGCCGCCGCCACCAAGCGCGACCAGGCCATGGTGCTGTTCCGCGACGCCGTGGCCATGTGGCAGCAGTCGCCCGAGCTGGCGCAGCGCCTCACCAGCAGCGGCACTGGCGAGAACGTCTGGAACCTGGCGTACCGCCACACCGGCAGCTGGTTCCGCCCCATCAGCGCCGACGAAGGCCAGTCCGGCCCGCGCCCGCACGTCGCCCTGATCGATGAGGTGCACGAGCACCGCACCGGCCACGTGGTCGAGATGATGCGCGCCGGCACCAAGTCGCGCCGCCAGGCGCTGATCTTCATGATCACCAACAGCGGCGCCGGTCTCAACACGCCCTGTGGCATGTACCACGAGTACGCGGCCCAGGTGGCTGCCGGCGTGCGCGACGACGACGCGTACTTCAGCTTCGTCTGCGGTCTGGACGAGACCGACGACCCAATGGCCGATGAGGCCTGCTGGTGCAAGGCCAACCCCTCGTTGCAGTTCGCCAACCTGCCCGGCCTGCAGTACCTGCGCGAGCAGGTGCGCGAAGCCCGCGGCATGCCGGCCAAGGAATCGGTGGTGCGCCGCCTCAACTTTTGCCAGTGGACCGGCAGCGTGGCGCAGTGGATCACCAACGAGGTCTGGACGCAGTGCCAGCAGCCGTTTGACCTGTCCGACCTGCGCGGCCGCCGCGCCTTCGGCGGGCTCGACCTGTCCAGCACCACCGACCTGACCGCCTTCGTGCTGCTCGTCGAGCCCATCGCGCCCGATGAGCCGTGGCGCATCATCCCCTGGTGCTGGCTGCCCGAGGGCACCACCGGCAACGGCCTGCGCGAGCGCAGCGACCGCGACCGGGTGGACTACGTGGCCTGGCGCCGCGGCGGCTTCCTCGAGACCACGCCCGGCGGCGCCATCAGCCGCCGGCACGTGCTACAGCGCGTGGCGCAGATCTGCGCTGATTTCGACGTGCAGCTCATCGCCGCCGACCGCTGGCGCCTCGCCGACTTCAAGCAGGCCGCCGAAGACGAAGGCATCACGCTGCCCGAGCTGCGCGACTTTGGCCAGGGCTTCAAGGACATGGCCCCAGCCATCGACCAGTTCGAGGCCGCGCTGCTCAACCGCCAGGTGGCCCACAACGGCCACCCGGTGCTGACCTGGTGCATGAGCAACGCCGTGACCGACACCGATCCCGCCGGCAACCGCAAGCTGAACAAGGCCAAGGCCCACGGCCGCATCGACCTGGTGGTCGCTGCGGTCATGGCCTACGCCAGCGCGGCGGCCGATGTGGAGCCCACCGGGCCCGCCTGGTACGACTTGAACGCAGCATGAAGCTCATCAGCCCCATGGCCGCCATGGATGCCTGGCGTGCATCAGTGCACAACGCCGCGCTCGATCACCCCAACGGCACGCTCACATCAACCGAGGCCGCGCGCCTCGGCCTGTTCGGCGATGTCGGCGGGCAAGGCCCGGCCGTCACCGACACCACCGCGTTTCAGGTGGGCGTGGTGTTCGCCTGCCTGTCCAAGCTGGGCGGCGCGGTGTCTCAGCTGCCGCTGCACGAGTACGCCGCCCGCGGCGATGACCGCCAGCGCGTCACCCCGCCTTCGCCGCTGTGGTGGCTGCTCAACGAATCGCCCGAGGCCGCGTGGACCGCCAGCGCTTGGAAACAGTGGATCGTGCGATGCGTCAAGCTGCGCGGCGACCAGCACACCCAGATCCTGCGCGGCGGCCGCACCGGTGCCGATGCGGTGGGCTTCAAGGTCCACCACCCCGACCACGTGCAAGCGCGGCGCGTGGGCGGCCGCCTGCGGTATGACTGTTTCGATCCTGACACCGGCCGCATCTACGGCGTCGATCAGGATGACATGCTGCACTTCACCGGCTTTGGCTTCGACGGCACGAAGTCCATGTCGGCCATCCGCTGGGCGGCGCGGAACGCCATCGCCGGCGAGCTGGCGGCGCAGCGGTTCATGGTCAAGCAGGTGAGCGAGGGGGCGGTGCCGCGCATCGCGCTCAAGATGCCGCGCGCCATGGACGCAACGCAGGAGGAAAGCCTGCGGCAGACTTTCCGCCGCATCTATGGCCAGGACGGCAACACCCTGCCGCTTGTGCTGTCCAACGGCGCCGAGGCGCAGGTGCTCAGCATCAGCCCGGTGGATCTGGAGCTGCTGGCCGCCCGCAAGATGGACAAACAGACCATCTGCGAGGTGATGGGCGTGCCCCCCATCATCATCGGCGACAGCGAGAAAACCAGCAGCTGGGGCTCTGGCATCGAGCAGGTTCTGCTGGGCTGGCTGAAGTTCGATCTGCAGCCCATGCTGGCCGGCTGGGAGGAGGAGCTCAACCGCAAGCTGTACCGCCGTGCCGGCAAGTTCCTCGAATTCAGCCTGGCCGCGCTCATCCGCGGCGACAGCAAGGCCCAGGCCGAGGCCTTCCGCGCTGCGCTTGGTGGTCCCGGCACCGGCGACGGCTGGATGAAAGTGAACGAGGTGCGCAAGCTGCTCAACCTGCCGCCTGACGCCTCACCCGAGGCCGACACCCTCTACCGCGCCCAGCGCGACAGCACACCGGCGCAGCCGGCACAAGGATCAGCCGCATGAACAAGCTGCTGCAGCTCGCCATCCAGAACCGGGCCAGCCCGCCGGCCATCGTCTGCGCAGCCGCCGGCGATCGCGCCGAGGTCTTCCTCAAGGGCGTGATCTACGCCGATGAGGGTGTGGGCGCCGATGCCCTGCGCGGTGCCATGCAACAGGCCGATGGCCGGCCCGTGGCGCTGTACATCAACTCCCCGGGCGGTGATGTGTTCGAGGCCCGGGAAATGCAGGCCATCATTGCCGCGCACCCGGCCGAGGTCACGGCCATCGTGCAAGGCGTGGCGGCCAGTGCCGGCACCATCGTGGCCATGGCCGCCAGCCGGATCGAGATCTCGCGCGGCTCGCGCTACATGATCCACAACGGCCTGACCATGGCGTTCGGCAACCGCCACGACCTGAAGGCGCGTTTCGATCTGCTGGAGGCCTTCGACGCCGAGCTGGCCGCCGAGTACGCGGCCAAGACCGGCGGCAAGGTGGATGCGCAACAGGTGGCCGCCTGGATGGACGCTGAAACCTGGTTCACCGCCGAGCAGGCCGTGCAGCACGGCCTGGTTGATGCCGTCATCCCCAACACCCAGAACGCCGCGCTTTCTGCGTGTTGGGATCTGTCCGCTTACGCCAACGCCCCGCAGATCGAGGCCGGCCCCAGCGCGGCAGACATCGCCGCCCAGGCCGAACGCCAGTACCGATTCAACCGCAGCCGGCTCGCGCTGGCTGGGTGCCAAACCTGACGCGCTCTCGCGCCAGCACCAGCTGCCTTCGGGCGGCTTCTCTTGCTCATCCATGAAAGGAAGATCGTGAGCATCCAAGCCCTGCGGGAGCAACTCTCCCATGTCAAGAACCAAGCCAGCGGCCTGCTGGCCGCCAACGGCGCCGCCAAGTGGTCGAAGGAAGATCAAGCCAAGTTCGACGGCCTGATGGACTCGGCCGAGTCCCTCGAATCGCAGATCAAGGCGCACCAGCGCATGATCGATGCCGACGCCGAGCGCAACTTCGCCGACGCCGCGCGCCAGGCTGCCAAGGGCAGCAAGTCGGGTGAGATCGGCGCCGTCGAGGCCGTGGCCCTGTACCTGCGCCACGGCAGCAACGTCACCGCCGAGCAGGCCGTGGCCATCCGCAACGCTATGAGCGTGGGCACCAACAGCGAGGGCGGCTTCACCGTGCCCACCGAGGTGGCCACCATGGTGGTGGACGCGCTCAAGGCCTTCGGCGGCATGCGTGAGATCGCCGAGGTGATCACCACCACCAGCGGCAACGCGATCAACTTCCCGACCAGCGATGGCACCTCGGAAGAAGGCGAGATCGTCGGCGAGAACGCCGCGGCCACCGGTGGCGACATCACCTTCGGCAGCGCGCCGATCGTGACCTACAAGTTCTCGTCGAAGAAGATCGCGCTGCCCTGGGAGCTGATCCAGGACAGCGGCATCGACGTGGTGGCCTTCGTCGTCAACCGCCTGGCGCAGCGCATCGGCCGCATCCAGAACCGCCTGTTCACCGTGGGTACCGGCTCCAGCCAGCCGTTCGGCCTGATGGCGCGCGCCTCGGCCGGCAAGACCGGCACCACCGGGCAGACCGCGACGGTGATCTACGACGACCTGATCGACCTGGTGCACAGCGTGAACCGGGCGTATCGTGTTGGCGCCGTTTTCACCATGAACGACAGCTCGGTGCGCGTGGTCCGCAAGATCAAGGACAACGACGGCCGCCCGATCTTCCAGCCGGCCGCCGCCGATGGCCGCCCGGGCGGTGCGCCCGACAGCCTGCTGGGCTTCCCGCTGGTGGTCAACGACGACGTGGCTGCCATGGCTGCCAACGCCAAGTCGATCGGCTTCGGCCAAGGCCGGCAGTACATGATCCGCGACGTGCAGGGCATGGACATCCGCCGTTTCGACGACAGCGCCTTCGCGCTGAACGGCCAGGTCGGTTTCTGCGGCTGGCACCGCTCGGGCGGCAACCTGCTCGACACTGCCGCGTTCAAGTTCTACGCCAACTCGGCCACCTGAGCCTGATGTGCCGCCAGGCGCCCGGCCTTGCGCCGGTGCGCCTGGCTGGCCGTACGAAGGAACACCATGAGCAAGAAATCCGACCCGGCGGCGCAGGCCGCTCAGGCCGATCTGGTGGAGCGCCCCACCGTGGCCGCCATGCTGTGCGACAGCCCTGCCCACGGCCTGAAGCACGGCCAGATCGTCAAGGCCTCGGCCGATCTCATCGATCAGCTGGTGCGCAGCGGCGAGGCTGACCCGCACAAGGACGCCGTGGCTTCCGCGCACGCTGCCGGCGGCCAGATCGTCGAGATCACGGCCGCCGCCTGACCGCGCCGATCGACATCACCACCACGACCAAGGGCGACCTGTGACCATCCGCATGCTCGCGGCCTACCCGTATGGCCGCCACACCATCCCCGCCGGCGCAGTCGTCAGCGTTTTCGACGCGGCCACCGAGGCCGGCCTGATCGGCGCCAAGCTGGCGTTGGCGGCCTCCGGTGTCGCTGACACCTGGAACGTGCCGATCGATGTGCCCAGCATGCCGACGGAAGTCAGCGCGCTCAAGGTCGTGAGCACCAGCCTGACGCCCGCGGCGCAAGGGGTTGGCGCTGGGGCGCTGTGCCGCACGTCAGCAGGCGCGGTCGTGATCTCGTCGGCCGATGGGCAGTCGTGGTCCTCGGTGTCAGGGGATGGCGGCGGGCGCGGCACTGTCGTCGCAATCGGCGACAGCATCATGCACTGTTCGACGTTCCAGGGTCGGAAATCGTGCAGCTTCATTGAATACGCAGCAATTGCATCAAATGGTGCGCTGCGCATCGTCGGCAATACCGGGGTCAGCGGAAATACCTCTGCGCAGCTTCTAGCCCGGCTCAACACTGACGCTTTGGCGTATGCGTCGGCTGAATGGGTATTCGTGATGATTGGCACCAATGACCTGATTAATTCAGTGTCTCTGGGTGCCTACCGTGCGAATCTGGAGGCCATTGCATCCGCAATCCTGGCTGCCGGTAAAAAGCCGCTGTTTATTGGATTAGCCCCGCACGGCACGTTGAATGAGCAGGCGTACAGCGCAGTGATGCAGGATGTGGCTTACCGCATCGGCGCGCGGTACTGTGATCCGTGGGCGCCTGTGCGGGCTGGCGGTGGCTGGGTGTCGGGATACTCTGGCGACAACGTCCACCCTCGCGCCATCGCGCATCGGCTGGCTGGGCAGCGCCTGTGGCAGCAGGTGTCACCGCTATTCCACGGCTCGCACGACCTGTGGGCGCACGATACCGACACTAGCGGGTATGTCGTGCGGCAGAGCAATGGCCTGTTTTTGGCTAACACCAGCGGCATTCCCAACGGGATGACGGCATGGGGAAGCAACCCGGCCGCGCTTGTCAATACGACAGAGGCGGGAACGGGTGAGGTGCAGGGCAACTGGTGGGTGCAGACGTACACCGCCGTAAACCAAATCTGCTTCTTTACTTCGTCCAATATCACGCTCCCGTCAGACTGGCGTGCTGGTGACCGTGTGCGCCTGCAATGCCGAATTGCGGCCAGTGGACTGGACGCAAATGGCATCACGGGCGACTCGACGTACAGCCAGTCAGCGCGGCTGCAACACTACATCGCTTGGAACTGGGCGGGCGGCGCCAAAACTATTCTTCGATCCGTGGGCAGCGACATTGAGGGCATTCAGTCGCTGGATGACGTGATCCCGGCAAATGGGCCAGCCACCGGGAACTGGGAAATTGGGGTGGAGTACCGAAATCAGACCGGAAGCGGCACGGCTGACGGCGTGGTCAAGATCGCGCAACTAAACATGCACAACCTGACACGGCCCGGCCGGGCCTAACCCATCCCCTGCCGGTGAGTACCGCCACCCATGCCCACCCTGATCACTCCCCCCACCGCTGAGCCCGTCACCCTCGCCGAGGCCAAGCTCGCCGCGCGGGTTGACGGCTCCGCGCACGATGCGCTGATCGGCGGGCTGATCGTGGCGGCGCGTGAGCAGGCCGAGCACGTGGCGGGCCGGCGCTGGATCGCCCAGACCTGGCGGCACGAGCTCACAGACTGGCCCGCGGCCGATGTCGCCCTGCCGCAGCCTGACGCCACCGCCGTGGCCATCAGCTACTGGAACGGGGCCGCCTGGGTGTCCCTGGCCGGCAGCGCTTTCGGCTTCGGCCCGCTCAACAGCGGCACCGCCATCGCCCCGGCGGTCGGCGCCTCCTGGCCCACGCTGGGCGACATCGCCATCGGCCCGCGCGTGCGTGTCGAGATCACCTCGGGCGCGGCCAGCGCAGCCGGCGTGCCCGAGGTCGTCAAGCTCTACATCAAGGCCTGCGTGGCGCACTGGGTCGACAACCCCGGCGCGCAGCCCGCCAACGGCAAGGCCGAAACCTCGCCGCTGTTTGACCGCCTGCTCGATTCCGTCCGGGTCTACTGACCGTGCCGCCCCTGAACCACCGCGTCACCATCCAGCACCTCGCCGCCGGCGAGGATGCGCTCGGCCAGCCCTCGGGCGCCTGGGTGGCGCTGGATGAGGTGTGGGCCGATGTGGCCTGGCCCACCGGCATGGCCGCGGGCCGTGAGCGGCTGCTCGCCAACGCCGACGTGGCTACCATGCCCTGCAGCGTGATGATCCGCCGCCGCACCGACATCACCCCCGGCATGCGCGTGCTGCACGACGGCGTGGCGCTCGACATCCAGGCCGTGAGCCCCAGTGACAAGGCGCGTGGCCACATGTTCCTGATCTGCCAGCGAGTGCAGTGATGGCCGGCGGTCGCAACACCTTCACCATGCGGGTCGACACCGCGGGCCTGCAGTCGCTGATGTCCGAGCTTGGCAATGAAGCCGAGCAGGCCGCGCGCCCTGCCGCTCAGGCTGCCGCGCAGGTGCTGTACCAGGCCGCCAGAGCCAACGCGCAGCGCATCGATCGCGTTACCGGCCGGCTGGCGGCCAGCATCTACCAAGCGTACAGCCCGGGCAACAGCAAGCCAGGCGTGGCCACGTACCACGTATCGTGGCGCACCAGCAAAGGTGACGGGCCCAAGGGCGCGGCCACCGGCCTGGCGCGCGCCCCGCACGGCCACCTGATCGAATTTGGCCACTGGCGCTACTACCAGACCGGGCGCGATGCGTCGGGCAAGTTTCACCAGCTCGTGCGGCCTGAGATGCAGGGCAAGCCCAAGCCGCGGGGCGACAGGCGCAACAACCGCGCCGCGCTCGATGCGTACTACGTGCCGCTGCCGCAGCCCGTTTGGGTGCCGGCGCAGCCGTTCCTTCGCCCCGCCGCGGCCAAGGCCGACGAGGCCGTGCAGGCCGCACAGCGTGAGCTGCTGGACCGCATCGATGCCGCGATGGCGAAGGCCGCCCGATGAGCATGGAGGCCGATCTCGTCACGCTGCTGCGCCCGCTGTGCCCGCGCGTGCATCCCGACTTTGCGCCGCCCGGCACCGTGGCGCCCTGGGTGACCTACCAGCACATCGGCGGCACGCCGCTGCGCCACGTGGAAGGCACGGCCGCCAGCCTGCGCCACACCATGCTGCAGGTCAACGTGTGGCACGGCACCCGGGCCGGCGCGCTGGCCCTGGCCCGCGCGATCGAGGACGCCATCTGCATGCACGCCGGCTGGCAGGCCGAGGCCACCAGCGAGCCCACCGGCGAGGCCGAGCCCGATCTCGGCGTCTACGGCTGCCGGCAAGACTTTGACATCTGGGCCGGCCGCACGTAGCGCACCAGCCAGCCCATCACCCCACCAGCCCGCCCGGGAAACCGCGGCGGGCTTTTTCTTGCCCGATCGCCGGGCGCCACCGCCCGCTCCGCGGGCTTTCAAGGAGAGCCCACCATGGCATCAGTACCCACCGGCACCACGTTCTACGTGGCCAACGCCTTCGGCGCGTCGAAGAACACGACCGTCGTCACCAACGCGGCCGAGGCCGTCGTCACCTGCGCCGCGCACGGCTACAGCAACGGCGACGTGCTGGAAGTCACCAGCGGCTGGGGCCGCATCACCCGGCGCTACATCCGCATCAAGTCGGTCACCACCGACAACTTCACGCTGGAAGGCATCGACACCACCAGCACGACCTATTTCCCGGTCGGCGCGGGCATCGGCTCGGTGCGCAAGGTCACCGGCTGGCAGCAGGTGGTGCAGGTGCTGGGCCTCAGCAGCACCGGCGGCGATCCGCGGAATGTCGAGTTCTCGTACTTCGACTCGGATGTGTCGTTCTCGATCAACGACGGCTTCGCCGCCACCTCGATCACCCTCGAGCTGGACGCCGACAGCATCAGCACCGCCGGCTATGCCCTGCTGAAGACGCTCACCCAGGTGCAGACCGACACCTGCCTGCGCATCAACAAGCGCAACGGCGGCGTGGCCTACCAGCCCTGCACCGTGGCCCTGAACGAGGTCGAGCAGATGCAGGCCGGCCAGGTGAACCGCGTGCGCTGCGTGTTCAACGGCAACAACGTGGCCATCCGCTACGCCTCCTGATCCCCCGCGGCCGCGCTGGCCGCGCCACCGAGCACCGGCCCGGCCGGCGTCTCTCCTTTCGCGGGGAGAGCGTCGGCCGGGCGCGGGCACCCCGCTCCCCGCGAAGGAACCACACCATGGCACGCATCCGCCTGGGCGCACGGCCCAAGACCCTGGCTCACACCGTCACCGCCCCGCTGCCTGACGGCACCGATGGCAAAGTGGCCATCACCTACACCTACCGCACCCGCAAGGAATTCGCGGCCCTGCTCGATGAGGTGTTCGGCAGCGGCTCCGCTGGCGCCGAATCGGGCGCCGAGCAAGGCGCCGCGGCCGATGTGGCCGCCGGCCAGGCCACCATCGCCGAGGCCATGCAGCGCGGCCTGGAGGCCAATGCCGACTACATCAGCCGCATCGCCGAGGGCTGGGATCTCGGCGTGCCGTTCGACCGCCCGCACATCGAGCAGCTGTGCGACGAGCTGCCCGGCGTGGCGCTGGCCATCATGGCCGACTACAAACGCCTGATCAACGAGGGCCGCGCGGGAAACTGATCGGCGCGGCCCATGCGGCCTATGAGCCCGCGCCAACGCCTGAGGAGGCCGCCCTGCTGGGGCTTGACCCTGATGGCGAGCCCTATGACCTGTGGCCCGAGCTGTGGCCCGTGTGGGAACTGTGGGCCCGTGTCAGCGGCCAGTGGCGCTACGACATGAGCGGCCCGCGCGCCCTGGACTACGGGCCCCTGTTCACCCTCATGGATCGCCTGCGGCTCACCGATGACGACTGGCAGCAGATGCTCGATGACATCCGTGTGATCGAGCGCGCGGCGCTGGAAAGGATGCACGCCAAGTGACCGCCGACAACAAACGCAAATACCAGCTGGAGGTCGGTCTCGACGCCACCGGCGTCAAGCGCGGCGCCCAGGAGGTCAGCGACGCCGCCGGCAAAATGTCGCGCGACGTGCAGCAGGCCGGCGCCACCGCCGGCAAGTCGTTCGACGGCATCGGCGAGGGGGCCGAGCAGGCCAGCCAGAAGGCCGACCGCGCCACCAAGCGGCTGATCGACAGCATCCAGCGCACCACCGCGGCCGCGGAGGCTGGCGGCCGCAGCACCGCCGCCTACTACGAGCAGCTGGCCACGCAGCGCGGCCTCAACGGCGATGCGCTGCGCCCTTACATCGACCGCCTTCGCCAGGTGGAGCGCGCGCAGGGCGACACCGGCAAGGCCATGGCCGGCACGGCCGTTAGCGCCGCGCAGATGCAGGCCGCGCTGCGCGGCGTGCCTGCGCAGTTCACCGACATCGCCACCTCACTGGCCAGCGGGCAGCAGCCGCTGACCGTGTTCCTGCAGCAGGGCGGCCAGCTCAAGGACATGTTCGGCGGCATCGGCCCGGCCGCGCGTGCGCTGGGCGGCTACGTCGCCGGGCTGATCAACCCGCTCACGCTGGCCGCCGCGGGCGCCGGTGCACTGTTCCTGGCCTTCCAGGCCGGCAGCAGCGAGATCAGCAAGCTGAACCAGGCCGTCATCTTGTCCGGTGAGCGGCTGGGCGTCACCGCCGAAAGCCTGCAGAACATCGCCGCAGGCATCGCCGCGGTGAACCAAAACACCACCCAGGGCCGGGCCGCTGAGGTGCTGACGCAGCTGGCCACCCAAGCCAAAGTGGCAGCTGGCGATCTCGACCGCTTCGCCCAGGCGGCGCTGGCGATGGAGCGGGCCGGCGGCCCGGCCGCACAAGAGGCGGTCAAGGCCTTCGCCGAGCTGGGCAAGGAGCCCGTCAAGGCCGCGTTGGAGCTCACCCGGCAGTACAACTTCCTGACGGAAGGCACGTACCGGCAGATTAAGGCGCTGGAGGATCAGGGGCGCGCCACCGAGGCGGCGGCGCTCGCCCAGCGCAGCTACGCCGACTTTCTGGAGCAGCGAGCACCGCGCATGGAGGCGGCCCTCGGCCTGATCGAGCGTGCATGGCGCGCGGTGCGCGAAGAAGCCGCGCGGGCGCTTGATGACTTCAAGGGCATCGGCCGCAACAGCACGGCCGAAGACCAGCTGATCCGCATTCGCGCGCAGATCAGCGAGCTGCAGCGCGCCGGGCAAAGCCGCTACGTGTTCGGCCCGACGCTGGCCGAGCTTCGGCAGCAAGAGGCCAACCTGCAAGAGACCCTGCGGCTGCAGCAGCGCAGCGCCGATGCCGCCAAGCAGCGCGCCGATGCCACGCAAGCCTCGGCATCCTTCGACCGCGAGGCTGACAAGTACCTGAGCAAGCGGGTGCAGATGGAGCGCGAGATCGCCCAGGTGCGCCGCCTAGGTGCCGAGGCTGGTCGGGCCCCGGCAGAGGTGGCTCGCCTCGAGGCCGAGATCCGCGGCAAGTACGCCGCCCGCACGGCGCGCGCCATCGTTGACCCGCTCGATGCGGAGGCCATGCGCGCCTACGCCAAGGGGCTGGATGACTTCCAGCGCCTCAGCCTCAGTGCGGCCGCGGGGGCTGAGCAGCTTTCCAAGAGCCAGGCGAAGCTGCGCGAGATCCAGGCCGCGCCAACCTGGGCCGAGTACAGCCGCCAGCAGCAGGAACAGCTGATCTACGCCGCCAGCCTGTCGCAGGCTGAAGAAGACCGCGCCGCGGCGCTGAAAGAAGGCGCCCGCATCGCCGGCGAGGCTGCGCGCGAGCATTCCCGCATGCTGGACGAACTGCGGCGCGGCAGCCAGCGGGCCGAGCAACAGGCCCAGGCCCTGCGCGACGAGGCCGAGGCGCAGGCGCTGGTGATCCCCGGGTACCGCAGCCTGGAAACGGCCATCGTCCTGGTCGAGATCGCCCGCCTGCGCGAGCGCCAGGCCGCGATGCTGGGCAACGAGGACGCCGTGCTCGCCATCCAGCGCGAGATCGACGCGCGCCAGAAGCTGGTCGAGATGATGGGCCAGCGCGACATGCGACGAGCCTCTGAGGAGCAGGCCAAGAAAGCGGCCGAAGACTGGAAGCGCACCTCGGACAGCATCCGCGACAGCCTGACCGATGCGCTCATGCGCGGGTTTGAGGGCGGCAAAGGCTTTGCCCGCAACCTGCGCGACACCGTGGTCAACATGTTCCGCACCATGGTGCTGCGGCCCATCGTGCAGGCCATCGTGAACCCGGTGGCGCTGGCAATCTCTGGCCCGCTGGCCATGCCCAGTGGTGCCCAGGCTGCGGGCAACGTGCTGGGCCAGGCGGGCGGGCTGGGCAACGTGGCGCAGTCGCTGGGCAGCATGTACCAGTCGATCACCGGTGCTTTCCAGTCCATCGGCACCAATGTCTCGCTGGCGGCCGACAACATCGGATCTTGGCTGGTCAACAACACCACCGGCGCGCTCAACCAGGCGGGCGGCACGCTCATGCAGAACGCGCTGCAGGTGGGCCAGTTCGCCCAGGCCGGCGCGGGCGCGTTCGCGGGCTTCGGCATCGGCAAGGCCATCAGCGGGCAGTACAGCGTTGGCGGCAGCAGCAGCAACGCCCCGGCCATCGGCTCGCTGATCGGCACGTTCATCGGCGGGCCGCTAGGCGGCGTGATCGGTGGCGCCATCGGCGGCGTTGTCAACCGCGCCTTCGGGCGGGGCCCGAAAACCGCCTACGAGAGCGGTATCGAGGGCTCGTTCTCCGGTGGTGACGCCGCCGGCGACGCCTACAGCATGTGGGTCAAGAAAGGCGGTTGGTTCCGGTCGAACAAGTACGGCACCGACCGCAGCGCCATGGACAAGGACGTGGCGCAGGCGCTGGATGCCGGCGCCGTGGCGGTGTTCGAGCAAACCAAGGCATGGGCCTCGGCCCTGCAGCTGCCGGCCGATCGCCTGGGCGAGCTGACCAGCTCGTTCAAGGTCAAGTTCACCGACGACGCCGAGGCCAACAAACAGGCCATCGCCGACGTCATCAAGGCCTACGGAGAAACGCTCGCCTCCGCCTACGGCGACCTGCTGCGGCCGCTGCAGAAGACCGGCGAAACCCTGTCAGACACGCTGGGCCGGGTGTCGGTGCTGCAGTCTTTCAGCGAGAACCTGAACCAGCTTGGCGGCGTGTTCTCGCGCGTGGCCAACCTCGGCATCGATGTGCGCGAATCGTTTATCGAGATGGCTGGCGGCATGGATGCGCTCATGGCCAACGCCATGGGCTTCGCGCAGAACTACTACACCCGCGAGGAGATCGCGGGCCTGAAGGCGGGCGAGATCCAGCGCGCGCTGCTGGATGCGGGCGTGGCCGGCGCCGCGGGCCTGACCGGCCGCGAGAGCTTCCGCGCGCTGGTCGAAGGCACCGATGTGGGCACCGAGGCCGGCCGCCAGCAGCTGGCCGCGCTGCTGAGCGTGCAGGGTGCGTTTGTCGACGTGGCCGACTACCTGGCCGAAACCGGCGCCACCCTGGCCCAGGCGGCCCAGCAGGCGCCGCAGACAGGCGCGCTCGCCAGCCTGATCAGCCCCATGCAGGCGCAGACTGACGCCACGCTGTCGCTGTCGTCCGGCATGGCCGCGCTGCGCGCCACGATCGACCGCATGATCGACACCCTCAAGCAAGGTGGCATCAGCGGCGGCGCGGCCGCGGGCAGCGCCACGCCGGCGCCGGCCTTCGCTGCCTGGCCCGGTGAGGTGTACATCGACCCGAACGGGGGTGCCTGATGCGCAGCATCAGCTCAGCCCTGGCGGTGGCGCTCGGTGCGCCGGTGCAGCGGCCGGCCGTGCTGGTCGAAGTGGGTTTCTCGCCCGCGCTGCGGCTCAGCTCTGGCCCGTCGATTACCTGGGGTGGCCACACCTGGACGGCGGCCGATGTGCAGGTGGAAGGCCTGCGCGTGGAGCCCTTCCGCATCGCCGGCACCCTGGTGCTCGGCAACGCTGACGGCGCCGCCGGCGCCCTGTGCGTGGGCCAGGGCGTGCAGGACATCACCATCCGCATCTGGGCGTTCGACGCCGCCGCCACGGCCAGCGCTGATGTGGTGTGGATCTGCGACGCGCAGGGTTCCGCGGCCCGCGTGGATGTGCCCGACGTGCGGATCGCGCTGCGCCACCGGTGCGAGCTCATCACCACGCCGCGCACCGTCGTGGGCCCGGCCGCCGGCTTCACCCAGCGCCTGCCCGCGGGCGCTGTGCTGCGCATCAACGGCATCGACTACCGACTGGAGCGCGCCACGTGAGCGACTACCCGCGCCTGCCCATCCTGCGCGAATCCACCTGCGAAACGCTCAGCGGCCACGAGCCCGCCCGCGCCACCAACGGCGCGCTGCACATGCGGCGCCTGTTCACCGGCGAGAAACGCAACTTCAACCTGGCGCACGTGCTCACCGCTGACCACCGCGCTGCCCTGGCCGCCCACTACGCCGCGCACAAAGACGCCGCGTTCAACTTCACCTGGCCCGAAGACGGCCAGGTTTACTCGGTGAGCTACGGCGCCGCGCCGCAGTTCGACAAGGCCGGCGTGGCGTTCTCGCGTGCGCGCGTCACGCTCATGGAGCGCTGACCCGTGGCCACCACCGCGCCTCAACTGATCTTCGCGGGCCTCACCATCCCGCCGGCCAAGGCCATCAACGCCGCGGCCGCGCAGCGCACGCTCACGCTGGCGGCCGATCGCTCGATCATCCCGCTGACCTACGGCGAAGACCGCGTGCCGGGCCAGCTGCTCAACGCGCTGATCTCGGCCACCGACCCGGGCGCCATGCTGCTGCAGGTGCTGTGGGGCTGGGGCTGTGACGGCATCAGCCTGCCACGCCTGAACGGCGAGGCGCTGCCCGCCGGCGCAACGATCACCCACTACACCGGCACGCAAACCGCCGTCGACACCGCCCTGGCCGCTGCCTTCGCGGCCCAGAGCATCACGTACACCGACACGCTGGAAGGCTACGCCTACAGCGTGCTGAAACTGCCCGTCGTGGCCTTCACCGGGCAACTGCAGATCAGCGCCTGGGTGCGCGGCCGCAAGGTGTACGACCCGCGCAAGGACAGCACCGCGGGCGGCACCGGATCGCACCGCCTGGCCAACCCCGCCACCTGGGAGTGGAGCGACTGCCCATCCCTGTGCCTGGCCGACTGGATCGCCAGTACCGACTACGGCGCGGGCGAGGCGGTGGCTTGGGCCAGCGTGCCCGCCGCAGCCAACGCCAATGACGCCATGATCGGCAGCCCGGCTGAGCGGCGCCGGGTGATCGGCCTCACGATCTCGGCCGCGGCCAACGTGGCCGACATGGCCGAGGCCCTGCGCGCCTACGCCGGCTGCTGGCTGGTGCCCACCGCCAGCGGCATGCGCCTGCTGCCCGATGC